GTGGAAGCCCGGGCCATTTGCTCCCCTCAACCCCATACCTCACTCTAGGGTATATAAATAAATCCACATTGGTGCATCAATAGTGGTTGACTTCGGAGAAAAGAATTCAAAGTGGGAGGTACGTGAACCGATAGCGTCTTAGAAAAAAACCTCCCGATAAGCCTCCTTAGCTCAGTTGGTAGAGCCACTGATTTGTAATCAGTAGGTCGTTGGTTCAAGTCCGACAGGAGGCTCAACATAGGTTGAACAGGGAATGACAATGATTATGATTCAAGCCTTTATAATGATCATCATTGTCGGAGTTAGCAAGTATAAAGCTTAAGCAACGCTGTTTGTAAAAGGGGATGTCCACGCAACCATCTTCCCCTTTCCTTTCTTATATCCTATATATGTATATGCGAATGGACATAAACAAGATATTTGATCTATTTAGTTCAGCAGAATTTGACACTCCATTAGAGAAAAAAGCCAAAGCTGCTGATGATCTTATATTGATTCAAGAGACACCTATGTTTTGGATAGGTATGCTTAAGAAAATTGTCCTAAACAATCAATCATTTTATCACCAACTCAAACATAACTTACCAACTGATCTAGTTAAAGAAATGGCTGGTTTAGATGATATGGCTGAGATGGTAACCTATTCTAGAGCATGGTTTTATGGCTCTAAGATAGACTTAAAACGTAGAGTAGACATAGACGCTATCATAACATTTGCAGATGATAACCTATTCTATGCTTTAGAATTAACAATCAAATTCTTTGAGCTAAAAGAAGAGTACGAGAAATGTGCTCATTTAAAAGAGATACAAGATATAGTTGAAAAGTTTATCAAGTAAACTTGATTCTTATATACATCTATATTATCTTATAACTCAACAAAAAATATTCATTATGAGAAATCCAGATTTGGCGGTACAAAAACTAGAAAAACTTAATGGTAAGTTGACAACCATGAAAGTTATGATTACTCGCCCAACAACAACCACAGAACAATATCATCAACTAATTGCTGAAGCTGAAGAAGTAGTTGAAGATCTTAAAATGATGGTACAACGTCAAGGTTAATCTAAATTAAAGTTATGAAACTCACAGCAGAAGAAATCCAAAATAATTGGAATGTATTCCTAGGACTTATTGAAGAACATATTTCTTCACCTCGTAAAGAAAAACTCCTAGACTTTTATAATCAGTACGCAGATCGTCTTATACTTATGCCTGCGGCTCATAAAAAAGAATACCACAATGCTTTTCCAGGTGGTTATGTAGAGCATATTATCCGTGTTGTACGTTGTGCTCTTAAACAACATCAATTATGGGCTGATGAAGGAGTAGATATAGATACATACACTGTTGAAGAACTTGTATTTGCTGCTATCAACCATGACCTAGGTAAAATGGGAGATGAGGAAAACGAAGCTTATATTCCTCAAACTGATCAATGGCGTAAAGACAAGCTAGGTGAAGATTACATGTTCAATGATAAGATTGCTTTTGCCTCAGTTCCAGACCGTGGTTTGTATCTTCTCCAATCACATGGTATTCAATACACTTTCAATGAAATGGTAGGTATCCAGACCCATGATGGTTTGTATGATGAGGCAAACAAGAAGTACTTTATAGGGTTCACTCCTGAAGTTAAACCACGTACTTCACTTCCTTATATTCTCCATTTTGCAGATATGATGGCTGCTCGTATTGAGTTTGAACGTGAATGGTTGTCTAAACTTAAGAATGGAACTGCTAAACCAGCTCCAGCTAAAAAACCAATTAACACCCCTTCAGCCACTAAACAAAAAGCCCTCAGTGGAGTTAGAAGTGAAGGACTAAAAAATCTATTAGATAGTATATGATGATTCTTATTATTATACTCTCGGTTACGGTCGTGATCTTAGGATTCACGACCTTTAACCTTCTTAAAAAGGTTGAACGCTATGAAGACGAACTTACAAAACGTCAAGAAGCTATCATTTCTTACCAAGACTATATCAATGGTCTAGGCAGTACAATAGAGTTTATGACTAAACGTATTGATGAAATTGATGCTAAAGGTACTTTTAGTAGTGATGATGAAGTAGGTTTTTTCTTTAATAGACTTAAAATGTTAAACGAAATGATAAGACCCTACAACATTAAACTATGAGTGAAATAGCCCCTAAGAAGAAAAAAGGTGTACAATACTTCACTCAAGAAACAGAGGATGCTATTGTAAGATATAATAAAGCAACTAACTCATTAGAGAAAGAAAAGATATATCATAGATATATTCATTACCCATTCTTTAAACTTACTGAAAATATTATCCATACTTTCAAGTTCTATTATACTGAAGTAGAAAACATTGAGGATCTTCAACATGAAGTAATCACCTTTCTCCTCTCTAAAATGCATCTATATGATCAAACTAAAGGAGCAAAAGCATACTCTTATTTTGGTACAATTGCAAAACGATACCTAATTATATCCAACACGCGAAACTATAAACGTAGAATCGATAAAGCCCCAGTTGAAGGACTAGATGAGAATGAAAAGTATTCTTACCAGATTGAAGAAACTTTAAGCAACGCCCATGATGACAAACTCTCTTTCTATATAGATGAGTTTACAAACTATTGTACTGAAAATATTTTTGAGTTGTTTCCTAAAGATGAGGATGCTCAAATTGCTGATGCTATCCTAGAATTATTCCGTAAACGCGACAGTATAGACGTCTTTAATAAGAAAGCACTATACATCTACATTCGTGAACAAGTAGATGCTAAAACCCCAAAAATAACCAAGATAGCAGGTCAGCTATACGATATATTCAGATCTAACTATATATATTATCTAGATCACGGTTATGTAGAGTTTAAATAAATATATTTATAACCATGAGCCAGTTTGATAAAACAGTATTTGGTAAAAAGAAATTCTCAGATATTCTAGAGGAAATCTATGATAATCAAAAGAAAAAAGATAAGCAGATAAATGCTCTTATCAATGAACTAAAACCTATGATTGAAGAAATAGGTGATGCTACTCTCTTAGTTCCTCTAATTAAAGAATATCTAGAAATGGGTATCAAGAATGATGACCTGTTAATTAAGATGGCAGCCCTAGCTCAACGTGCTATGAATTCTGAATCCACTGATGCTGGCCTAGGAATTTCAGATGAAGAAAAACAACAATTACTTGATGAAATAAACAAGTTTAAATCTGAGGAATAATGGCTAGAACTGATAGGGGTAATTCAGCCGTAGCTAATATACTCAGTACTTCTGTAGGGAGAATTCCAAAATCTAAAAAAACTTTAGGCAGAGTTGTTAGTATAGTTTTAAATGAAAAACATCCTAGATTTAAAGAATTAGGCGAATGGAATGCCTTAGGCACAATTGAATATACTTTAGTTGACAATCCTACTCCAGCTAATGCTATATTACCTATAGCTAAACCTGCTGATCCTAATTTAAAAAATTATCCTGTATTAAATGAGATAGTTTTAATCTCAAACCTACCTAATACTGACATTGGACAATTTGCTAGTTCTAAAATTCCTTACTATACTAATATAGTAGCTTTATGGAATCATCCTCACCATAATGCTTTTCCTCAAAATGATAATATTTTACCTCCTTCTCAACAAAAAGACTATATACAAACCCAATTAGGTAGTGTTAGAACAGTCACTAATCAATCTACTGAGGTTTTCTTAGGTAATACATTTGTTGAAAAAGAAAATATACATCCTTTACTTCCATTTGAAGGAGATGTTATTTTAGAAGGTAGATGGGGCAACTCAATCCGTTTTGGTTCTACTGTTACAGGTTCATTAAATACATGGTCTTCAACAGGCCAAAATGGTGACCCTATCACTATACTTAGAAATGGTCAAGGTGTTCAATCAGATGAAGGTTGGATACCTACTATAGAAGATATCAATAATGATGATTCTTCTATCTATCTTACTTCTACTCAAAAAATTCCTCTTAAATCTAAAGCAGTTGAAATTAACCAATATTTTAGCTACCCAGATAATGGAAAACCTACATCTCCAGATCAATATGCAGGAAAACAAGTTA